TAAAGCCTACGTCGATATATTTCTAAGCGACATTGGCAACTGCAACTTCAATGCAATCATCGCCATTTGTTTCATTAGTGATCTCATCAACTATAGTGTCTGAATATCCATTCAACACATCAGCTAACGCTGCACGCGCATCTGAGTTACAAGCATGCGTGTTAAGCTTGCCTGAATACATAAAGAATGTTGGCGGCACATGAACAAATCCATCACTATCTATAATAGACATTCTCATTTCCGCATCACATAAGATACGTAACAACTTAGCATGCGTCCCAGTTAAACCTGACGCTAGCTCATCGTACCAGCACATGTGCATCCAGTGGCGGAGATTGTACTCCCAACCCTGGATATCGTCGCTCTGCACTTTCCTCCCGTCGCGATCTGCGACATCAAAGAGTCTATCCGTGCACCTGAAGAGCTTCTTTAGCCCCTCGTCTGTACTAAAATCTAAGCCAACCTTATGGCAGGCTGTATCCCAACTCTCTGGGAGCGACTTCAAGTACTCACCCATCAATATTATGCTAAGTATTTGGTGGACAACGGAAACTCCGTAGATCAACCTAGCTATTTTGACAGCATCCGTCGGCTCTGATTTAACAAAGGCCATGGACGGGTAAACTAATCCTTTCGTAAAGCACTCAAGGTAAGACATATTCGCCATGAAGTCTGTTGTTCCAAACTCCTTAGCGGCTCTCGCCCACTTCACTAAAACTTCATTACAGCACTCATAAACTGCATGTGGATCTAGCTCTTCATTCGTCGACGCATAGTAAACGAATGGGTAACCTGGACTACTATCCTTATTAAGGCTCTGAAAAGCCCTTATGAAAGTAACTCGGTTTAGACGGTGCTTACCATCTGAATCTTTTTGGAATATATCTTCGTGCTCAAGTTGCCTTATCGGCGCTCTTTGTTTAAATAATCTCTTCATCGCTTGAGTATATTTATCCCTGAACTCCTTGTTAGGCATAAACGCATCTATTATGCGCTTTGGCCCCGTCTTGACGTCCTTAACTTGCGGTTCCTCGTGAAATCGCGTCCCGTTAAGTCTACCGAAGTAAAACTCCATCCTACTCCTCTCCACTGCGCCACCCGACGGCGGCATGTGGAGCTTCAGAATCTTGCTAATAAAGCCTCTGTCTTGCTTGTCAATGGAAACCATCAACTTCATCCCTTCTTTGACTGCTCTACTTCGCGCTTCCCGCTCTTTGGCACTTTCTCCGCCACTAAGGCTTTCAAGTGCTCCAACTGTTTCTTTTTCTTTAACCGCCTCAATTGCGATCTTGACAGCTGCGAGGAATTTGGGGACCCTTGCTGCTCGAGTTTGGTGATCACGAGCTTTAACCCTTCCAATGCAGTACTGACCTCCTTCACTTGCTCCTTCGGTCGTGAAACCGTAGCTTGCGTAGATTTTGGCGGGCGTACTGATCGCAGGTTCTGCGATAATGGGTAGTTCCCTTTTGGTACTTTCTTCACGCCCCCGGACACTTTTGTCGGCGTGGCCACTTTTAAAACTTCAGGCGGCGTGACTTTAGCACGCTTCTCCTTAACAGCTTCTAGCAATGGGCTTGGCTCGTTCGAGGGCTTCTTATTGCCCTCTTCTTTAGAAGTCTCCTTGATGGTTGCACCCTCGAGTCTCAGTCCAGTAGTATTCTTTAAGATACACGTAACTTCACTATCATCAATACCTGCAACGGCAACTGGGGTACTCTTAACCTGTTTGTC